CGTTACCACACTGCGGTACGGGAGTACATCCACTCCAACCTCTACGACCCCAACCGAGCGCGGGCTGAGCAACACAATCGCCAAGTGCTGCTGGACTCGATTTCCAGGTTTGCAACGCCTAACGATTGGGTAGTCGTATTCGACGCAGACGAGCACCTGTACGAGTTCGGCACCAACGTGTTACGTGAACGTTGTTCGCACGTTGTGTGCCGTCTCTATGAGGTTCACATAACACCAGAGGACGAAAACGAATACTACAGGTACCGCCAATGGGTTTCTCCGCGCAAACTCGATATACCATTCTTCTATCGTTGGCATGATGGGCTACGATTCGAGCGGCCAGACCAACGCATCTTGACGCCCGCTCACGAAGGCGGTATACGTTGCGGTTACATCAAACACTGGAGTAAAGGTTTCGCTCCGTGGTTGTACCAGCGCAAAGTCGAGTACTACCAACAGTGGCCCAAGTACGCGGAGAAGTGGGCCTTACGTGATGGCCTCGCAGTCAAACACGATATGTGCGATGACTTTGGTGCACCACTAATCAAATGGGAGGATGCAATTGCCAACGATAGTCCAACCTGATGGACCTGAAGACGCATCAATTGTCGTGATCGGCAAAGCACCAGGTAATGACGAGCTACTCGCTAACAAAAACTACGTAGGTTACACCGGCCAACTGTTGTTCGACAAGATCCTCGCACCGAACCGTATCTACCGGCATGATTGCCTACGTATGAACCTATACTGGGAACCACTTGGAGGTGACGACAATGCATGGAAACGACTTGATGATCCGTTCAAATACGGTCCCCAATGCGACACTCTCATCAAAAGCTATCCCCGACGACTTATTATCGCAGCTGGAGAAGAAGCGTTCAATTATCTTACCGGCGAATCTGGTATTTCGTCTTGGCGCGGATCGATATTCTATTCCGACGAATATAACTGTCCAATTATGCCAATGATCCAACCCGCAGCAATTATGCGGGACTACACAATCCTCCATCTGTGTCGCCTCGATGCAAAGAAAGCGAGGTTCATCTATGACAATCCGGATTTCCGTCCACACCCACATACTGTCACGCATTACGCATCACTACTCGAAGAGTGTGGATCTCAGGATGGAGCTATACGCGCTTTACTCAATCGTGCCGAGGCTTACGAAAGCGCACCCGTGTTATCGTTTGATATCGAAACTCGTGGGCACGCAATGTCTTGCATTGGCTTCGCGCAGAACGCATCGGAAGCTATCGTATTACCAACTGATGAAACTCTACCTATTGGTGCCCGCCTCCGCGCTATGCGAATGGTTGCTCACCTGTTGGATCAGCCGATGCCAAAGGTTGCACAAAACCTCGACTTCGACTGTCAACACCTTGCCCGACTCTATGGAATAGGAGTCCGAAATGTATGGATGGATACAATGGTGGCGCACGCTTGTGTGGAATCCGAGTTGTCGCATAGTCTCGCAACGCTTGTCTCCATATATACCGCTCATCCATTCCATAAGGACATGGACAAGACTGGTGCTGAGTATTGGCGCTATTGCGGTCTTGACTGTTGCACGACCTATGAGGTGGCTATGGCACTTACACGCGAGCTACACGATAAGGGAATCCTAGAGTTCTTCCAATCACAGGTAACAATGCCCGTCACCAAAACGTTGGTACGTATGGAATGGACCGGCGTACGAATCGACGAGGGAGAAAGGAAGCGACTACGTGATCACTTCGAGCAAGAGGCGGAACGCGCTACGGAAGACCCAGCACTCGGGGGCATTAACCCAAAGAGCAGCCAACAAGTACTCGCCAAGCTCGCGGAAATGGGGGCTACTCCTCGTGCGCAAGGAAAGGTTACAACGGGCAAAACGGCTCTCAAATTGCTTCGGGATAAAAATCCCAAAGTACGGCCATTTGTCGATGCTGTCCTTGCTACACGAGCGGCTCGTGATTCGGTATCTAAGAGTCTTAAGTTTAAACTCGCAACAGATGGACGAACCCGATGCCAATTCAAAACAAGTGTGACCAAAACAGGGCGTATATCGTCGACAGCAGATACGTTCAATTGCGGGACCAATTTGCAGAATCAGCCAAAGCGCGTCCGAAGTATGTACGTTCCCGACGAAGGCCTGGTCATGTGGGCTTGCGATGCATCACAAATAGAAGCTCGACTTACCGCTGCCCTATCTGGCGACGAGGCTTACGTGCGTGCATATATGGACCCGGACATCGACCTCCACGCGGAGACGACCGTACGTTTGTTCCATGCCAGAGGTGTGACGATGGATATTGTTCGCGAATTGATCCCCGGCAACAGCGACGAATTTACGTGGCGAGACGCAGGTAAACGAGCGCGTCACGCAATGAACTACGGCATCGGGCCTCGTAACCTAATGGAGAACATGAATGCCTACGTCGAAGGCCTCAACATCACATTTAGAGAAGCTAAGTATTTCATTGAACAGTTCAAAACGATGCACCCAGGTGTCGTTCGATGGTGGGACGAAGTCATGCGCCGGGTTCGAGTTAAACGCATACTTGTCAGTCCCTTCGGACGCTACAGACATTTCCTTGATCGTCTTAGCGATTCCAACAGGAATAAAATCGTTGCACACCTACCTCAAGGAATGGCCGCAGATCACATCAATAAAGCTCTCGTGCGAACTGAACGAGACCTAACTCGTATACCCCGCGCAGACGTGCTGATCCAAGTACACGACGAAATCGTAGGTCAATGCAGAAAGGAGGACATAGATGAAGTACGCAAGATCGTAGTGGGCGCAATAGAAGCACCCATGCCAATCGAACTTGGTGGAAAACCACTCATATGCCCAGCAGACTTCGCTTACGGACACAACTGGAAAGAGTGCAAATAACTACGAACGAACGGAGGTACCCTATGAGTCAACCGCAACGCGTACCGAAAGAAAAGGAATGGCTGAACAACATGACTACTTGCGGAAGTACATGCTGTATACGGACAATCAGGAATCTCCAGCGGTCTTTCATCGGTGGGTGTCGCTCGCAACACTTGCCACACTTATGTGTAGGCGCATATGGTTAGATCGAGGACCGGAGGGAATACTGTACCCAAATCTGTACGTTGTTCTGGTAGCAGGGAGTGCTCTTTGCAGAAAGAACACCGCGATTGCTTTGGGAACCCGGTTGTATTATGCAGTGCGTACACGAAGAGAAGACAACGGTCTTGGAGCTGGCCTCCCGAATGCGATCTCTGGCAAAGTCACTACCGCAGCTCTGCTTAGCAGTATGAGCGAGGTCGGCCTCGACACAATGCACTCGGACGCCTCGGGCAGTGAGGGAGACAAGATTTCCCGTCCAATATGGTTACTCGGCGCGGAACTCGGCGTACTCGTTTCCCAACAGGCACAAGCTGACGGATTTGTGGATCTTATCACAGAGGCCTACACAGGAGAAAATAACCTTGAAAATGTCACGAAAACTGCGGGAGTATCTCAAGTATACGATCCAAGCATTAATCTCCTCGGAGGAACCACTCCTGCCTGGATTGCCGAGAACCTCACGTCAAACTTGTTCAACCAAGGCTTCAGTGGGCGGTGTATCTTTGCGTTTGCGGAAAAACCCGATAAGAAAATCGCGTTCCCGGAGTTTAGCGCAACGCAAAACAGACTCCGCGATGAGCTTGTAGACTTCCTATACGAACGATCCTTCATGGGCGGAGAGATGCGTATGTCGCATGGTGCCCGCGACTTGTTCGAGCATTGGTACATGAATCGTACCGCGTCCATAGAGGATGAGCGAGTACAGACAGGCTTCTTCGGCAGAGAGCACGCACACGTATTGAAGGCTGCAATGTTGATCAGTGTCGCACGGCGTGACGACTTGACGATTCGTAAACGTGACTTGGAAGACGCTTTCCGGTGTCTTAAGCCAATAAAGGAGGGATTTCAGAATGTATTCGGAGATGTATCCTACGCAGACGAACGTACCAGCAATCGGTACCTCGCTTCGATGCTCCGTAAAAACGGTGAGATGAGTCGTACCGAGTTGTTGCGTAAGGTACAGTACAGGATGAGTAGCAAGGAACTTGATGCTACACTTAACACCCTTGCGGAAGCGGGCGTTATCAATGTGACTGACAAGCGTCGTGGAGCGCGGGGTCCAGCAACGAGGGTTTTTTCTATCAAAGGCGAACGTTCAGATTCTGAACATTTACAAAAGGAGCAAACTGTATGAGGAAGCTCAGCTTTCTATGTGATGTCAGCAAGAAGTACCAACGGAAGGAACATGTGTGGGGTTTTCAACTCGAGATGGAAGGCAAACGTGTCACTAAAGTGACCGCTGTGGACGCAGATGAAGCAGATGTACACCTCAGTGCGAGCTTTGTCGATGAGCTTATCGTATGCGTGACTGAGTTACGTACAGCACTTGCAGCCGAACAGAACAAACCTGTCCAACCGTAACGTCGTGTGGGGGAGTATACCTGGCGAATATACTCCCCCACAACTCCTAATCGTCATCCTCCTCCAACGAATCTCCACGAATTACCTCTCGGCACAGACTATACAACAACTGCCCACTTCCCATTGTGCGACAGTACTTGTGCAAACACCCCATCAACAGGTCTTTTTCTTTACTCTTGATCGCGTACGACTTGAACATTCCTGGTTCGCCCTTTACACACAACTTCTTCAGCAACTTCGCGCGTTTCCACACCTCGCCGTCATCGATCTTCTCGACTCCTCCACTGGCCGGATCAGGTAACGGCTCTTTGAGCGAGTTGTAGCACAATGTACCCAGCTTCAACTCGTTATCACCCTGTTTGATCGGCTCATCCCACAAATCTACCAACGGCTCGTCAAAATCTATCTCTCGTCGTTTGTTGTCGTTCGTCGTAGGTTCGGTCATGTGGTACCTCCTTACTTGAAGATCGCCTTAGCAACCCTCGTGAGAATGGATACAACAAAATCGTCTTTCTTACTACTTGAAAGACCCGTAAGTACGTCGAGAATCTTCAACCCCGCCAACACCATAATCCCAAATTCTGCACTACTCAATCCTTCCATCCGTGCCTCCTTTGTAAACCCACGTATTCGTGGATACCGAAGTAGAAATCATTTATCTCAGTGTTCGTGGTTCAAGATTGTTTCCATATCGCTCCAAAATAACGGACGTTTTTCGTAAAACTCTTTCGTACGCTTCTCCTTGTCCTCTGCGTATATAAGTAGTTTCTCCACATTCTTATCAACTCGGTCTAACTTCTGCCGGTCGAGTTGTCGATCCGCTTCCAACACATCCAACCGTTCGTCGCATTCGTTGTACGCGTTCCAGCCAATCGTAGCGACACCGATGACCAGCGGCATCATAATACCCACTGCCCATTGAACCCATGAACGAGCGTTTTCACCGTTAGCCATCACGCCGCCTCCAGTAGTTCGATACGCTTCTTCAGCGCGTCTATCTCCTGAGAACGCTCCAGATCGCGCCCCATGAACGTCTGCATGGTGCCGTCGAGGTCTTGCACCGATTTGACCAGTGGACCGACCAACTCAGCTTTTGACACACCCCACTTCGGTTCGGAATCTTCGTCTGTCGGATCAGGTTTAGCAACTGCGTGAGGATAGATTTCATTCAGCTGATGCGCTCCAAATCCTACTTCTACATGTTCACCGCTCTTCTTGCGGTCAAACTCTATCAACTCAATCTGTCGAATGCCTTCAATTCCTTTTATCTTCGTTGCGGTGATGTTTTCTTTCAACGACTCATCCGACGCATCGACCAACTGGAACGTGCCACTGGTGTTCCAGATGTAACCTACGTTGTCACCGTCGCCATCATTGCAAAAGAGATAGTAGGTATTACCACTACCATCATCTGCGCCAGCCGTTACACGAATACCAGAGCGATCCGCACTATTACCGTCATTTTGAACGATAAAAATACTATCTGCTTTGTCTCCATAAAAAGTTGACTGTCCATCATTCGCAATCGTCAGCTTCGCCGTTCCCCATGTGATGTCACCGGGTGCCTGTGCGCCAGCAGTAAAGAAAAGATGAGAACCGTTAATCTGCTGATAGAGACTTGCTTCATCATTGACAATGTTTTCGCTGTTTCCAGCAGTATCACTGATAACATTCTGCCCAAACCATACTTGTGCGCCAGCCGCAGCGGTTGTTTCATTGGCAAGATAACCCGTTCCACCGAATTGAAAACCAGTAAACGCTGCGTAAGGGGCAGATTCAGGCGTCACGCCCAACCCGAGATTGCCGCTGGAGTCGAGCGTCATCGCAATCGTCGAGCCATAGCCAAATTCTATACCGCTCGTTCCAGCAAGACCGAGATAATCGACTGTCGGTGAACCGCTGAAGATATGCTGCGACACGCCGACAAAAGCAGCATCGCCATCTGTCGTGTCGGTGTAACGTATGTAGCAGTTGCTCTCCGACTTCATGTGGAGAAGATTAGAAGGCGTCGTGCCGATGCCGACGTTGCCACCACTTAATTGAAAGGCTATATCACTAACAGCGGTTACGCCTGTTTTGAGTGCCTGTATGGAAGTATGAGTATCGCCCGTAGCAGACCCGTGAGCAATGAGCAGTGTCGATCCGGTATTCACATTGTCAAAGTTACTGTTGCCGATATTCAGCACATTGACAGATCCAGCCGCACCGCGAATGTCGGTGCGATAACCCGGCGAAGCCGTGCCGATGCCGACGTTGCCGCTGCTGCTGAACCGCGCAATCTGCGCCAACGCTGCGCCTTCAGGTTTGGTGTAAATATCAAAGTGACCACCTGAATCATCTCCAGCATTTGCATCTGATGTCTCTACCACGCCCGTCAGCAGAACAACGCCTTTGCCCTTGGCGGCGGTATCGTCACCGTTGTTATTATTTACGAATGCCACACCACCGATAGTGCGATTATCCGTATTTTTGGGCGAACCTAATTCCAACACAGCCGCATCATTAGCACCGTCGCCCGTGCTATTGTAGATCGTCACAGCCAAATTACTATTAGCGAACGTGCGTGTATCTAAGCGTGGACTGGCTGTACCGATACCCACATTTCCACCCGACTTGAGCGTCATCGCAGTCGCAAGATTCGGCTGCAAGTATAAATCAGCCGTAGCATAGATAGACGATTGGTTGCCCGTATTGTCGAGTATGAGTTGCGAATTACCCGTATCGTCGCGGATGTGCAATTTCTTTGCTGGACTCGCAGTGCCGATGCCGACGTTGCCGCCGATATAAGCACCGACATTCTTCGTGCCTCCACCTGTCGGTTCATCAATCCATAGGCCATACAGATTGGTGATTACCGCAGACCCCGGCAAAGAAGCATCTGTTATATACACCCCCGCCGCATTGGTCACTGTTCCAGACGCACCCGCTTCATCGCCTACGGTTGCACCTAATCCGATCAACCCCGGTGAAGACGATTGCGTCAGATTATTGCTGTTCGATGCAGAGAGAAAGCCTTGAGCAATTGCACCATACCTATTGCCTGTTCCAGAGGATGACGCAATAAATCTCGTTCCAAACAATGAACCATAGGCAGAAGTATTTCCGCTACTGCTTTCAGTGCCAGACACATAAAACTTTGCTACAGACGCAGATGCACCAATGTTCACCCGATCATCGCCACCATTCACAAAAAATATATACTCAGCATCATCACTTTCAATGCGAAAATCTACATCCGCGCCCGCCTCATTGTGAACAACCGCGCCACTGGTGTTCAGCGTCGTCACCGTCGCGGCTGCTGCGGACGCGCCTCCAATAGTCACTCCATCCAGCGTTCCACCGTTTATATCTGCTGTCGTAACCGTTCCAAGATCAGTCCACGTTCCAGTGATTGTCACCGCATTCGCCAGCGTCCACGCAGATGGGTTGATCGTGAAAGCGTCACCCGTTGCATTGCCGATGGTCGTATTTCCGGTAGACGATAGATCCGTCACCGTGGTCGCACCCGCGCCGAGGGTAGTAAACGTACCAGCAGCTGCACTTGCACCTCCAATTACAGTGCCATCAATCGTACCACCGTTGATGTCCACCGTAGTGATTGTACCCAGATCGGTCCACGTACCGGTGAGTGAGCCTCCTCCACTTGCGTTCAACGGACGAGTGGTTGCATTTGTCGCGCCAAACTCAAACACCTCCGTCAACGAACCTGCAATAATCGTCGACAACTCCACCACACCATCTTCCTCGTCATCGGTCACATCTGTGAACTTTACCGCAAGTCGTGCGTACTCTGTCTCCTCCGGGGTGCCCGCATCGTTGTCGCCCATGTACGACACGTACAACCCGTCATCATCCGCTAACGTACCACTCGCTGGGTCCCAACGTACCTCGTGCGACTTGACCAGGCCGGCCCCACTCGCTCCGATGTTGACAATTTCGTCAACAATCACACCCGCCGTGAACGTTTTCCTCGCAGCGTAAGTCTGTGCAATATCAAGCACGCCTATTGCACCACTCCCGCTCGTTTTCATATACGAACTGGTGAAACCGCTCGCGAACAATGCGAATATCGCATCAAGATCGCGATTCCACTCAGTCTCTGTGGGCTTCTCGCCGGATGCCCAATAGTCTTGTCGTGTGATAGTCATTAGTCGTTGTCCTTGTTACTGTGTGTAAAAACCTTCTTGTCGCGCAATAGCTTGCAAAAACGTTTCGCGTGGTATAGATTTAACGGAAGTAGTAGGTGATAAACCTAAAATCCGTGCTACTCCAGCAGCCCACATAGGATCTTCTGCCCAAACAGAACCGAAAGTATCAATGGATGGATTGTCACCTAAAATAGTTGAATACCGTGATTTGCCAGACAATTTGGCTTCGACATCAGCAGCAAGAGCTTTAAATCCAGTGGCAGCATCAGGAAACCGTAAATGTCCTTTTTCTGTTAGCAGTTCTCCTGTTGGACTACGTAAAGCGTACTGATCTGCAATTCCTCCTGGTTTTATATCTCCTGGGTTTGCTGCTCTTTGAGGTATTGTATCTTTAGAAGTAGGCGAGGGTAACAAAGGCGAAGATGTAGAAGACGTAAGCCCGGTTTGTGCTCCCTCACCTAAGAAAGAACCAGATGGTAGCTGAGGTGCTTGTGGTGCCTGCACCGGATGCGCTACACTACGTGAAATGCTACGATTCAACCGTCCGATTACACCTCCTGTCTGTTCTTCTTGGATACGTTCGTACAACTCCGCGAAGGTCAGGCCGCGCTGAGCGATACCGAGTTTACTTGCTGCTTTCTTGGCATCGTTTACAAACTTAGCCGCTCGAGCCAATTTACCCGCTCCGCTACCCATCAACGCAGAAGCGACACCCACAGCATAGGGTGAAAACACTGTAAGCCCAACAATAGCACCGAGTGGGCCACCTGCGATTGCACCTCCACCAAGAGCACCACCAGCCAACGCAAGACGACCAAGACCAGCAGCTTCAGAACGTCCGACAAGTCCTGCCGGAGCGAAACTGCTCAACCTCTGTCCTGCCATTTTAGCTTTCCCTGGTTGTCCTGTTATTTCTTCTATTGTACCCAAAGCTAAAAATTCATCTTCTGCACCTTCTGTAAATCCGCGTTCTAATGCGCGCCCAACAACCTTGGGATTGAATGGCTTTTTCTCAAGTCGTAATGATACGTCTTTCTGTAAAGAATCTAATGAGTCATTTAACTTAGCGAGAGGTTCCGTTACAGAATCATAAGTTACACCTGCCGCGTCTTGTACATTGGACAAAGCAGCACGTAGGTTGCCTCTTATTTCTCCAGTCAATGCTCCAGAAGTGGTTGCCTGCCTAAACAACAGATCCATTGCTTTCTTTGCTTCATCCACAGCCAAAAGTGAAGAAGAAGGACCAAGTCCATCAAGGATACCTAAGGCAGCTTCAATTGTATTACGTTCTATTTGTGGTATGCCTTCGGGAAAGTCTAACTCAAACCAGTCTCTACGTGGCACAACAGAAATTTTAAACTTTTCCAGTGTGCCTCCTGAACCAAAAACACCTTGTTGGACTGCATCAAGCGAAACAGGTAAGTCTCTATTCTGTGTAATAAAATCATCTTTTGTTTCGCCAAACTGTTTTTTCAAGTCGATGAATCGTTGACGTACAGAAATAGCTACATCGCGCCTCATAACTTTATCGCTGATGCCGTCCAAAAACGGCTTTAACCTACCTTCGAAACCAGCTTTGAACGCTTCTTGTATCGCGAGGCTGCCTGCGCCTGTAGTGAAACCAGGAATCTCCGAGACAAGTTCTCCCGTTGTCTGTGTGGCTTTCCGTACACCTCGACCCGTCACTCCAGCAAGTTTCGACGCGGGTCCCAAAGCTGCCTGTACTGGATCTCCTGCTACACGTGTCGCTTTCGACAACGCACCGACCAACCCGGTTTTCCCCGTTGGTAAGAATGGAGTAGCTGCGCCAGCAATTGTCGCAATAGGTGCAACCGGATTGCGTATGAAGTTCTCACGTTCGAACTGTTCCGCGACTTGTCCGCCTGCTTCCATCAATTCTTGCGATGCTGGTGTCGTACCTGGTCCAAACTGTAGTGTCTGTACCGCTCCGACCGCCAACCGTCCAAGTCCTTTAAGCAAACCAATAGGATCACGTACAGCCTGCTCCACATTGCGGCCCTCCTCTGCGAGACCAAACGGCACATTCTTGAACGCCTCAAACAGCGACGTATTCTCGTCCGGCTCGACCGCAGGACTGGGAAACGCCGACACGAACATTCCCTGGTTTTTGATGTACTCTTGTACTGCAGGATTAGCCTGTAGATTCAAGGCTGCTATTCGTCGACCATAATCTGCCATTAGCGTACTCCTGCCCCAAGTTGTAACTGGTAGAGTTGTACCGCTGCGTTAGCATCTCCTGCATCCGCACGACGAATCAAATCCTCCAACTGCTCATCGGTCATTCCAGTACTTGCAGGTGTGATCGAAGGCACTTTGGCAGTTGGTGTGGTTGTCGTCTGTTGCGTGGGCTGTACTCCAAGATCCTGGATAGACGGCGCACGTATATTCATCGCATTCAAACTATGCAACAGTGATGCTGAGGTTCGATCAGTGATGCCCTGAAGTACATCAAAGTTCTTTACCTGAGTCTTGTACACTCCGCCTGGATCCGGTATGAGCAAAAGGTTACGCTGGAAATCTGGCTCAGTCATGATACCAGCCTCTCGCATATTGCGTAGCGACAGCGTGAGACTCGACCGTTGCTGTTCTAAACTTGCCATTGTCGCAGCAGCTTCGGTGCCAGGGAGATTACGCATGCCGCCTGTGAATCCTGCCACACCTTCAGCGGCCAAAAAGTCTCGTTTGTACGCCTGGAGGTTCTGATTGAATCCCGTAATCGCACCAACTTGTCCACGTTCAGCTGGAGACATCGGTTTCAACAGGGCTGACTGCAACACATCTTCACCCAGATACGGAGCAACCTTCTTTCGTTCTTCCGGACTTATCTCTCGGAACACCATAGGATTCTGTTGTATTGTACTAACAAGATCCACAATCTGGTTCTGTTCCTGTTGTAACTTCTGCTGTGCCTGGGTTAGCTGCTGGGTGCGTAGATCCGTGTTTACCTGTAACGCTGCGTCTGCACGATCAGCTGCACGTACAGCTAAGTCTGTGCCGACCTGTGCTCGTTGGCTGACCTGTTGTGCCAGTGCGTCAGAAGCACTCTGGCGACTTACCTGTCGTAAAGCTTCTCGTTGCTGGCCAAGACCAGACAACAGACCCGAGTTAAACGAAGAACCAGGCACGTTACCTGGTATGTTCAATTGTGCTGGATCCAACTCGTCGAGACGTAGCTGTAACGCAGCGTTACGTTCGGCTGTGTTTAAGTTGAGTCCTTGGCTATCCTCGAGGATCTGCTGCCGTAACTTCTCGATCTGTGCCTGTGCCTCAGCACCACCTGCTGCAACATTCGCCGCACGTTGTGACGCGGCACGTGCGTCCGCAGCTGAGTCAAGCTGCGACTGAGTCATTCGAGCCGCGTCACGCAACTGTAGCCCTGCACTGACAAGGTTTGCACCAGTCGACACACCTCCTGCGAGACGTTCACCAAAACCAGGATCGCTTGGCGATGTATCTACTGGTATCGATGAACGTCCCTTCGTCAACGCGGACACCAACCCACTCGTTGCAAGATCCTGACGCACACGCTTGCGGTCCTTTTTCGCTCGTCGTCCACCCAACAAATTGGAAATAAGTCCCGCACCCGTACTAATTCCTGCGAGCGTAAGTTGCGGATTTGCTGCTAAAAAAGCTGGAATAGCCATAATTTGTTCACTTTCTGAACAAGTGCATTTTGTGTAGACTTAGATTTCGACACTGCGTGTCTTCGACAGTCTAGCTGCCAATGCTTGTCGGCGAAGAATCTCTTCCTGAGTCAATCCCGCATCAGGCGTGTTGTTCACAATCGGTCTTGGCGTTATCCCACCTCCAAGATTATTCGAAAACTCATCGATAAACGGAGACAGTGTGCGGCGAACTCCCGTATTTCCAGCAGTACTCGCAGCAATGTCTACACCAAGCAAGTTTAACAACTCATCGAGTCGTCCACTTCTCTGTGCCTCGTTTGCAAGGCGCTGCTGGAGTGTATCCTGTCCTTTGAACTGTCCCGTAATACCGGCTTCTTGGAAGGTATTCGCTGAATCAACCGCACGTTGGTCCAGTGTAGTGTAACGCTGCCCACCCTGTTCAAATGCCACACGTCCCAGTGCCTGCTCTCGCGCAAGTGCGTCAGCAGCATTGAATTGTCTGTTTTGTTGTCCGAGCTGTTCGCGACCGAGCGAAAACTCAGGACGACCCGTCTGCGGGTTAATAATCCTACCGGTCAACTCTTCTCGTGCGAGTTGCTGCGAATCACCAAATTGTCTTCCCTGCTGTAGCCGCCCTTCACGTACTTCATCGAGCTGCCTACTCGCCAACGATTGAGTCGGACCACTACGCGGATCGGTCTGTATCTGGCCGGTAAGCTCTTCCCGTGCCAAGTTTTGACTCGCACCAAACTGTTGTGCCTGTTGACCTCGTGCAGCTACCTGCTCCTCTAATGTGCGATCAAATTGATCCCCCTGACGTGCTCCTGCCTGCTGAGCCAGTGACGTGGTATACCTACCCGTCTGAGGATCATAGATACGACCAGTAAGCTCCTCGCGTGCAAGTTCTTGTCCCTCACCGAACTGACGCCCCTGCTGCAAACGACCTGCACGCTGCTCGGCAATCGTCTGATCAAATTGGCCGCCCTGCTGTGCGAGTTGTCTCGCAGCTAACGATTCTGTCGGCGCACGGCCCGGACCTTGACCAAATATTTGACCTGTGAGTTGTTCTCTTGTGAGTTGCTGTCCTTGTCCGAATTGTCTATCCTGCTGCGCACGGTCTAAACCAGCTTGTGTACCAGCAAACTCAAGTTCAGCGCCACGTAAATCGAGGTTAAACCGATTCTGCTGTGTTTGCGCAGTCAGTCCGCGTTGAGCAGCAAGCTGTGACTCCTGCCCAAGAAACTCTCTCTGCAGCCGATTTTGTTCTGCTCCTGCTTCCAGCCGACCAATCTCAAGTCCACGATTTAGTGTACCTTCGTTGATTAAACGTCGTTGTTCTGCATCAAATTGGCTCTCTTGTCGACCACCAGCTACGTCAAATTGACGCTGACCTTCGAGTAATCGTTGGATATCAAGGTCTCGGTCACGTGTAGATTCGGTAATCAAACGCTGTCTCTCTGCCTGTGCTTGGTCTCCAGCAAACTGACGTTGCAACACTGCCTCACTTGCCTGTGCCCCAAGCTCTGCTCCACGAAGGTCTAACTGAAAACGGTTACCTTGGGTCGCGAGTGTCTGCCGTAGCTTACGTTCACGTTCCAACTCAGAGCGGTCCAAGCCAGACTCACTTCGTTGGAAACCTCTGTCAAGTGCTGCCTGACGGCCTTGCGCGTCTAAGGTTTCTGTCTGTAGCTCTGCGCGCGCGTCACGTTCTGCCTGCCCCTCTGAGGCTTGCTGCGCCAACTGCTTCGCCTGTATGGTATCAGTCCACCCCAGACCCGGCACCATCACCTTGCCAGCATCCTGTTCTCGAGTCAATCCCCTATCGAGACTGGCCAGCTGCGTGCGTGCCAGTCGGTCGGCATCGGCCAGGGTCTCCTGTTGGGCCAGCTGTTGCGCTGCCAGCGTCTCATCATCACCAAAACGGCCCAAGGCTTGACTCCGTTGCATGGAACGGTCAAAAGCCGCTTGCCGACCGACCTCGGCACGGGCTAACTGGTTTTCCCCAAACTGCGCAGTTTGCAAGGTCGTCTGCAGATCTCTGGCCGCCTGTGCGTCTTGAGTTTGCTGAGCCAATTGCTGTGCCTGCAGCGTCTGCGTCCCTCCGGGGTTGACCGTCCTAAAACCAAACAGGTCATTGACCTCCTCGGGGGTAGGCTGTCGTCCCGTCTGCTTGGTAAACGCCTCCGCTACCTGTCTCTCTACGGCTGCCCGTTCATCCGGCGTTGCAAAACCCTCCCTGGCGCGGAAGTTCTGAATAGCGTCTCGCATACCTAATGAAGCAGCTGTGACCGCACCTCCACCTACAACACCCGTCAGTCCAGCCATCGTAGCACGTTCAGACAAATTTTGCTGTCGACCCGAGAGGCGGTTAGCTGCTTCTCGCGCTGCAATCTGCTCATCAAGCGCACTACGCTGTAGACCTTGACTACCCACCCGAGCGGCCGTCGCCTCTGCCAAGGCATTGTTAGCTATACGCTCTTGCAAGTTGCGACCATACAACGCCTGCTGCTCTGCCGATGTCCTGGCAAGTACATTCTCGCCAAACTGCGCCGTATCTCTGGCCGTCTGAAAGCCTGCAAGGGCCGAGTCGCGTTCCGTCTGTGCGGTCGTGCCTGCCGTCTGCAAAGCGGTCTGTTGCGCAAAAGCTGCTGTATCTCTGGCAGTCTGATAACCAGCCAAAGCCATATCACGTTCAGTCTGTGCTGTATTTGCAGCCGTCTGAAATGATGTCTGTTGTCCAAAAGCTGCTGTGTCTCTTGCTGTCTGAAAACCTGCTAATGCAAGATCTCGTGCAGTCTGTTGTTCTCCGAGTGCTGTATCACGTGCGGTTTGCGCTTGCCTCTGAAGTAGATTCTCTCCGTACTGCGCATCACGTGCTGCCTTCGCCTGTGTGCCTGCAGTTGCAAGCAGGTCACGTTGTAGCTGACGGTACAACTCATCCGACTGGGCCTCCTCGCTCAGCCTAAGCCGATCCAATCCCAACCTTGCACCAGCTTCCGCCTGCTGTCCTGCGGTCTGACTCAGCGCGAGTGCGTTCTGTACATCTTGCTGCTCCAATCCTTCGAGCTGTTGCGCACGATTCGCTCGTATCCCTGCTTCGCCTCGCAACACTCCGGACTCAAATTCACCGAGTACATCAGCCGTGTTCAACGACCTCCGCAGCAAGCCGAGGCTACTCAGGTTGGACACGGTCTGCTCTCGTGCCTTCTCCGCTGACGCGCCATAATCCGCAAGCAACGACTGTGTCACCACATCATTGCTCAAATCCCGTCCGCTTTGTATTTGGTCGCCCAGCCTCGTTTCCAGCAAGCTGTTGACATTGTCCGATGTCGCACCAGCAGCCAATGGCGGAGGCGGAGGAGGAGGCGGAGGAACATCTGTACTCACACTCGTTTTATGCTGTGCGGCTATGTTCTGGTACTGTTGTCTCCCTGCAGTAGCAGGAGCCGCACTAAACGTTCCCCTCGCTTGCCCCACAAACGAACCACCTTGTGGACCGAACGCACCACCCACGTTCTGACGACGTTTCTTCAGGTTGTTGCCTACGGTATCGCTACCAACACCAAATGCACCAGGCATTATTCACTTACTCCTGTTGTCCTACGTGGTTTTACAATCGGTCTCGAATAGTGGATCAAACTACGACGAAGCACGAATGGTGTATCGTCGTTTTCCGCCTGTAAACGTAGCGTCATCTGGCGACTCCATCCGGTTAGATCAATGTCAATCGGCTGCACCGCACTACCACCACGAATCACACTTGTGCCAATCGTGAACTCGGTCACAAGTGCATCACTCGGATCGCCAAAGTCTACCGACTCGGTTACACTCGCGAGGCCGCTGCCACTCTGTGAGAAGAGTACACTCACGTCGACCGCTTGCGGCTCAAAGTTCATTGTCGCGAGAGTCCACAACACATCCACGCCACTATTAATCGGAGGTGCACCACTAAACGTTCCGCGTATCGTAATCGACGCATCATCGTCTGTGTTACCACTGTTGTGCTTCCAAATTAGTCCATCATCAACGCCTCCCATGTGCGGGAGACCGTCAAAGAATGCACTTGCATTACGCGAAAAATCAGCGTGGATTCCAACCAGTTCTTTTGTGCGATAGTCAATTTGGGCAACTCGATTGTTGCTGCCTTGTGCCGAACCCCAAGGAATGTTGAACCACACGCGTCGTTCAATGGTGTCGACACAGTTGTTGGCGTACTTGAGTCTGCTTGTGTTAAGGTTGTCCCAAAATCGTTCGCCATCAGTTGCCTCGATTACTTGCGGTTCACCTCCACCACGCCAATAGTACAAGTTCTCCTCGTTGAGGAATATCTGTCCACCGTCCGGTAACTCCGCTACATTCATCTTCCCATTCGCACCGATGGGCGTTTTAAGTCGCCAAGCATACGGTGTTGCGGCCACATTCGTGGGTACAGGAACCCAAATGCCCTCACGGGTATGCACACACAACATAACCCCACTACCAAACTCACCGTCCTCCACGAAGCCCTTACTCACCGCACGTACAATGTTGTCCGCATAGAGTACACTTGTTGCGCCAACTGTTTCGATGGCGTTTTGATCCGTGTACCACACCGCATCCTCGTCCGCATCCGTGTGTGCGTGCCACACTCGGTTGTCCCAGAAGTAGCTGATTTCGTTACTTGTAAACCTACTGCTTACCCCCAGGGCTGCCAAGTTTCCTCCAGCTGCGGCCCACTTAAACGGTCCATCCGATAACGACGAAAGAATAAGAGTCCCAGCAGCGTTGGTGCTAAAATACAAATTATCTTGATCGTTCGTGATCGAAACCGCACCGGTACGATCCGTCCACGTCCCAGAGACATCTTCATAAAACACACTTCCTTGTATACACCATTTCCTGCTCGTCGATGCGTTAAACTCATGTTCGCCCAAACCCAAACACGGAGGTACGCCCACTATCGCACTGTCTATATACTCGTCATATCCCAACCGTGAGCGGAGTCCTCCATTCCGCATGATTTCCGCGTTGTACAACTCGGCCATATACTGTTGTGGTACTTCTTCGATAGGCACGTCATACCTTGCACCTATCCACGGCCCAAGTGGGTGTTGCGCTGTTTCGTAACTCATTAGGTTATCGTACCAATTCTAAGCACCGGAGTTTCGCCGAAGTCGCTAACTGGCACATTACGCTGGCCAAGTCTCGACTTACTTCCCTTGCTACGGTCATTCCGACTCGCTGCCAGTTCGAGTATCGACAACTTTTTGGCTTCTGCTGCCGCCGCGTCATCCTGCGCGAGACGCGAGCTGAGAAAGGCGGAGCATATTCCGTGGTACAACGCACGCTGTACGGGTCGAGGTACGTATGTATCCAAGTCGACAGATTCCAGCAACTCCCCGCTTCCTGCGTCTGCACTTACTATCTTTGGAAACAACTTGTAATACCGATACTTCACTGTCACATTTTTGTTGACAATACGCCAGAAATACGCCTGCCACGCACCGGTGCTGTTGTTCACACCAGTCAGCGCCACAGTATCAACCTGACCATCCTCGTTCACATCCGGGTCGGCGAAATCTATATCCGAAATATCCCTCATAGTAATCGGGATGTTGTCCGTCACATTCCACCAATGCGTAATTTCAACTATGTCAGTTTCGAGATCGACAGCTGAACCACCCGCTAACGTAAGGGCTTCTGTGGCAACTGTGTACTGCCACCACCAATCCGTATAGTCGAGTAGTTCAGCCAACTCGGAATTGAGATACGTCAATGCAGAGGCTTTATGCGAGGAATTGGTGACACGGAACCCCGCTCTTGCCGCTCCCGTTTCCATTATCTCTAATCCAGTCATTTCGATCTCCTATACCATGCTCGATGCAGCCAACTGTTCCGCGTTTTGCTCAGCCCGTTCCAACTGGTTTTGCGTCAGTTGCTGTCCCTCGAGCCACTTCTTTTCCGCAATCAACTCCGCCTCGCGTCCACGCATCTTTGTCGCGTAACTCGGAGCCGGTACAAAGTTTTCCGCGTGCGTCACTTCTCCGTACGCGGCCATGTACGCACGAGGGTCAGGTTGTGCTAACCCCTGGCGTTTCTTGATCTTGCTGTTCACGCCAAGTTCGGCCGCTATCGCCCTCTTCTGCTCCGGCGACGCGCCCTGTACGGCGTTCAACAAGTTCGCTAATAGATCTTCCTTCGGAGCCTGGTCTGTAGCCATTTTTGTGTTTCTCCAACAAATTTTGCACTTCGATTAGTTTCGCATATTGTAGCCGAAGTTCTGGTGGTACATCGCCGTGCGGCAGGGTACAACCGAAGTGCGTGAATGGACGCACTCCGATTTCCCCCGTCGCGTGGCAAAGTTGCATATCCGTGCCCTTTGGTCCCCACTCGGTTAACGGATTCCGTAGCAACTCATCGAACAGGGAGAGTTCAACAAGAGTGAATCCATAACCAATCACGTCGACTTCAACTATGTGAGGTCCGCCCTCGATGTATTCGACCGGATTCAGTACGAGTTCCGGATCGAACATACTCAAGCTCGGGTCACGTTTACGCAATGCAATCGAAAACTCAGGTCTGCCTCGAGCGTAGGTGTGCAGACCGATGAACCGCTTCTGTGATTCCAGCAACACATCGAGACCATCTACAGGGAAACCCCAATGATCGTCCTCGATAAATAGTATATGCGAAAATCCTTGTTCTTTGGCCTTCGCTACTCCGGTGGCTTGGGCTTTGTGAAGAGGCGAACGGTATATGTGGTCGAATTGTATCGACTGACCGTACATAACCTTCTGCGCCGCGTACCACTCTGTAAAGTGTGGCCAGAATTTTTCGTGTTCATCGAATCTGCACACCCACACCAGGATGCGCTTACTCGAGAGTGAGGAACACGGCTGTGTGTCCCGTCGTATCTCCATCCGCAAGGCACCTTCCAACAGTGGGTTCCGTGGTGAGGTCAACCGCGTTCGTGCCTCCACCACCAATGGTCTGCACAGCTCCGGCAACGCCGTCACTGAGAGTGAGAATATCTCCCTTCACGGTTGCGAGATCGGTCAATGCGGTGTACACGCCTCTTGTCTGCGCCCAACCGAAGTAGTTCGCGGTCATGGCGGCCATCGAACCACCAACAACCATCGCATCGGTTGCAGCAGTGGCTGGACGAGCTTTCCAGGTCATCAGGCCGGTGATCATGATGTCCGACGCAGTCGTGAGCAGCACTTTGATCGCATCGTACAGCCGCAGGTCGGTCACGTTGCTCGCCGTCGCGGTGTTGCCGCGTACACGGTAGGTATACCCCTCACCAGCATCATCAGTGATGGAAACGTAGCCACCCGCGTACTGGTTCAGTGTAACCCCACTAACGTCCGTCGAGCTAATGCGAATCTGCGTGTCACCGACACTATTGTATCCGCTACCCGCAGCAGCGAGAACGCCGTCCGTATCGGCGAGAGCCGTCGCAGACACATCCTGCGAAACGATGAGACCAACAGCCGTGGTGGCCACGTACTTCGTGTACCGCCAACGCCTGCCGTCTTCGCACTCCAGCAGCGTACCCACAGGGAAGTTCTGGGTCTCGCTGTTTTCGTGTACATCCGGATCACCGGCGATCCCGCCACCGATTTTGAACTTGTTCCCAACGATCAGACCCTGTTCGTCAGGATAGATAATTGCGCGTGCCATGTCTATCCCTCCTTAAGCGGTGACCGCGGTGAGAACGCCCTGCCTCTTCAGCTTGTTGCAGGTCATCTGGCACCCGAGCACCACAAATGCGACCTGAGACAGCTGGTTGTACGGAGACTGGAACGGCGTTTTGGTGAGATTCACTCCACTCTGAACCTTGAACTTCAAGAACTCAGTGTTGAGGAAATAGATGTGGTTCGCGGCGACGTTGGACTCCTTGATAATCGGAGCACCGTTGAAAGCCGGTTTGCCGTTGAAGATGGCTTTCTTCTTGTTCGTCGACTGGAACCGCGAGTATCCGGTACCACTCATGGCGTTCTGGTAGCTGCCATAGATGTCCAGCGGCATGAAGATACCGTCGGGCGTTTCTCCACCATCGGATACGTTGTTCCACGCGGTGTTCATGGCAGCGATACCATCGTACACGCCGGTACCCGTCTGGGTGAGAAAGGTCGTGGCCGTGGCGCTGTAATAGTTGCGCCAGACGTCAAGAGTGGCACGATTCAAGCCACCGAGCGTTCCCGTAGTGGGATCGTCGGCAACAATGTCCTGCATCCCAAGCATCGAGACGCCGGCCTGTGCGCTCCACATCGCAACGTTGACCTGATTGCGAAGGGTCTTGAAGCTGTTCTGGGTACGAGCTGCGAGCAGACCCATAGCATTGGAAGCTTTACGCGCCTCGGTCTTGTCATCAAACGCGATGGTGATCGGCACGACCACGTAGCGCGGCTTATAGAAAGCCTTGGTGATGATTTCGACTTCGTCCGTGTTAAGCTCCTGATGCCCTTGAATCCACTCTGCCGTGTTCTCCTCGTACTCGACTGCTTCGGCGTATTCCTTACCACCCGTTTCCATCTCGAGAGCGAAACGCCGCAACCACTGAAAAGTTTCCGGTACGTCGAAAACGTTGTCCGTGATTCGCTTGCGCTCCGAACGCATGGTAAGGCTCCAAGCAGTATCCCATTGTTCAGTAGTCGTCTGCAATTGGATCCTCTTTCGCTACTGTGTGAACCCCGGTATCTGCGCTATGGCCGTCTCAGCCTGTTGTGGGGACATAGCACCTCCTGGGGCAACGAATTGCTGCACAGGCGCGGCCACAGGGACCGGTCCGGCAGCGGCTTGTTGGGCTGAGATTACTTGCTGTTCCGTGTTCTGGATCTGCTGTGACTGTTGCCCAGCTATACCCGCCGCATACTCAAAAGCACTCATTACGGTGTGGGGGCGTCCCGTCGCAGGGTTTACTTTCCCATGATAGTCGAGTATGCCGTCCGAATACCGATCTAAGAGTACGCCGTACTTCGCTCGGGCTTCCTGAACCTCAGAGTCAATCGTGGTACTCCGCTGTGTTTCGAGGGTGCCGGATACGTTCTGCATGTTCTGCGACAATGTTGCAATTTCCTGCTTCAGGGATGCGATTTCAGCCGTCGCTGCTTGCACCTCTTGTGCTGCAAGATGTTTGCTCACATTGTACACAGTCATTGCTTCGTTCCAACCCTCCTGCTGCGGAGAGTATCCGTAGTTAGCAAGTAACTGTACTGCTTCCTGGCCAGGTGCAGCCAGAGCGGTAGTCGTAGGTTGTCCGTTCGTAGGTTGCGCCCCTGCGGGCGTAGGCTGTTGTGGTATACCAGCAGTGGCCGCCTGTACAGATTGCAAATGCTGCTCTGCTTGGGCACGCATGTTCTGTACCTCAGCAAGTTGTGCCTGGTAACTTGCGTTGAGAGCTTGTGCGGTCGCGGCAAGTGGCTGGTATTCGGGCGGTACCTGATCAGGCGTTACCCTCGTCCAGTCCTGCAACTGGTTCGGGTTGAACGGCTGAGCAGTAGCTGGTACCGGCTGTCCAGGAGCTTGCGGCACTGCCCCAGGTTGTGCTTGTGGAACTGGTTGCGCCGTAGCGGGCTGTACCATCTGTGCAGCAGCAGGCACCGCGTCGAGATTCGGTGGAGGAGTGCCAAAACCTGGCATATCGTCTTCAACATCCTCCACTGGCGCGGCTTGCATTGGATCAGGCGTCTGACCCACAGGTGCAGGCGGTACAACGCTTTGCGGCTGAGGAGGAGCAACTACTCCTCCATCGGGTGTTGGTACACCGGTAGGAAAGTTCATCTCATTTCTCCTTGTTCATTTCCTGAACATTTGGGCTGACACGTCGCCTCCGCCCGGTCACGCAGCTTCTGGATCATCTGCGCCCCGTTCGACGTTTGCGAGCACCCTATTGGTGTATTCGTCCGTAAGCTGGTCAGGACGAACCGTCTCGATCCCGTATTTCGCTCCGTTACCTGAGTGGACTGCATCGAGTACCTTCTTTTCTATTTTGGGTATCTCGGAAAGATCCCACGTGGTGAGTTCCGCAAGGGGATCAGGTGCAGCCGGAGGTGGAGTAAATGGTTTCCCTGGTCCGTTGTACCCTTCGGGGTAAGCTGGCTCAGCTGTGCCGTGTACTGGATCACTCGCCTCGTAAAGGCCAAGCTCCCGCAATACTTCTTCTTTATGGCCTTTCGAACGGATGAAACGTCCCAGTGCTGGCACATACTTGCCATACATACTGCTGTCGTTCGGGTTGGAGAATAAAATCGACCCAAAGTTTATTTCCAGTGGGATGGCACAATCTGGACACAGAGGCACAAATGGATCACCGTCTGGATTCCAGTTGTTGAAATTGTTCACTCGTCCATCGCACTTCGGACAGAAGTAATCATGCTTTGCCATTTTACGCTCCTATACTCTCAAGTTGTCCCTGTCCTTGCGTCGTTTGCTCTGCAACCTCCTGCGCATTGGATTGTACCAACTGCTGGAGATTGTTTGCTGGAACCTGTCCACTCGCAGAACGTGACATAGGAACGTGGCCGGAGGTTTGTGATTCGATGGATTGCACATGTTCCTGTACATGCTCCAGGACCACATTCATGACCATCTGCTGCACCTCTGGTGGCAACGCTTGGAATTCGGGTGACTGTGCGATATTGTTCGGATCGTGGATGGTGATGTGTACCGGGTGGTCTTCGCCTGGCGTCACGCCTGGGTTCTGTCCACGCATGAGGTACACGATGTTTTCCATCTGTGCGAGCCGAATAGTATCGCTTCGTCCTCCGCCCTTTAGGAGTCGCGCGGGGTTGCCAAGTACGTCTTCGTACGCACTTAGATACACCGCATCCAACGCAACTCTGTCTACATTTGGACTACTAACCATTCGATCGTAAACTGCTGTGATCAACTCCCTGTTAGCAGGTGAACTGATCGGACCGCCACTACGAATATGCACGGATAGATTGTACTCGTAAAGGAAGTCCTTCTGTGTCAACGCAACAAAGTTTGCCTGTTCGTCGCCACGTGAAATGTCTGCGATTAGACCCATCGGAGGATAGCGTGGATCACGGAACATACGAAACGAATTGTCCAGCACCGTTGTATGTACACCACCTACCCTGTCGAGGATCCACTCGCGATTCATGGAACCTTCTGCACCACGTTGGGCGCTTTCTGTAGCACTTTGCCTCGCGCCGCCAATGCTTAACGTGTCGACACGAAGTGTTTCTGCTTCGTACTGGTGTAAGTCGGCCTCAAGCGACACCTGGTCGGGCACCGATGCGGACCAGTTTACCGGCGACAGGCCATTTACCGGGTCGTTGAGCTTCACTACGTCGCCATCCTCGATATTCTTCAGTTGCTCCTCGAGGTCCGGGTTATTGATCGCTTCACGGCGACTAATCGCAATGAGACGTGCAAACCGCTTGAGCAAGTCCGCACGACGCGATACGCTCTCTACGGTTAGGTTCTCAATGTCCCGCACATAGTCCATTGGTGCCCGTGCGTGGAAACCTTCCAACCCATCGTCAATCTTCAACGGGATGAACGGTACGCCACTGGTAAAGATCGAGCCTTCACCAGGGGTAAACCCCACTACGCGCTCCTGGCCCGTGATGGGATCTCCCACTTCGATTGGCTCTACCGCACGGAATGGATGGTCCCGTTCCTCGATCTCAGTGGGTACACCTGGTGCAAACGTAATCAACTTCTGCTCCCACCGGTCGTGGATTTCCACCAGTTGTACGTATTCTCCGTTAGCTTTCGACTGGTTACGGAAGTCCCCTTGGAGTTGGGTTGTCAACGTGTCGGTACCGAAATCCGCAAATACTTCTGGATGTACGTTGCCGTTCGGTAATTGGGACTTGTTCGAGTTGTAGCGGGGATTGTCTATAACGAATTGCCTCGGCACATCCATGAAGTCCATCACGTACCGCGTTGCGTTGAGATCATGCGGAGGGCACATGAAGTCTACGCCAATGTTTGTCGCTGGACGCCATTGGAAGTACGGTAAGCCAACTTGGTCACTGTTGTTTATCGCGTACGGTTGGAACGAACCCTGCATACTTGCCACATATCCCATCTTGCCCCAACCAATGGAGCGAACAACCGCATCAATCAGCATTTGCGTCACGTGCTTCTTTACGCCAAGTAGACGGATCAACTCTTGTCCGGCGGCTTCCAACCGTGTGGATGACTCTTTAAGGTCGAATGGCATCCGTTCCGCGTATGGTTTCACCTTCACATCTACCCGTGGGTCGGGTATTACCGACGATACGAGTATCTGACGAAGGAGTGGGTACATTCGCGAGAACTTCACGATGCGTCGGACGCCATTTATTTCGAAGCGCATATTGAGATTGTTGACATTCCGCTGCCACTCGAGATTCTTCGAGTCGAGGAACGCCCGTTGCTGATCCATCTCATTACGCCAAAAATCACGTTGTTCTGGTGTCATAATATCCCGTCAGCATATACTGGTTCGGTTAGATCGTAACGTCCCTGAGATGGACTTGTACGCGCATCGAGTTCTGCGAGGATGCCCTCAAGTGTGAACGCATTCACTGGCGATTCGCCGGCTCTACGTTCGCCGGGTGGAAAACAGTGCATACACGCATACCGCACTTCGTCACCTACGTGGTCCTCTCCACCCTTCTCAACGTCTTCCGATACGCCGTCTTTTTTCTTCAGTGCGGGTACTGTACGGAAAAAGTTGTCGTTCCAACCCTTGAACGCACGTAGTTGGCCTTGTGCGAACAGGGTACGCATCAGTCGCCAACCGTTGATCCGGTCGTCTACTCCTTGGCTGAGTACAATCCCTTCTTCGAGGAATATGTCTGCGCTGGAGTTGGCGAGTTCTTCACTGCGGAGACGCCGGCGAGTCCACATATCTGGCGGTGCGATGAAGACCTCTGGTTGCCGTCTTCGCAGGTACGGATTGTTGTCGACAAATTGTTTGATGTTCTGTGCGTGTTGGTTCGCTGCTTGGTCACCTCGATAGTATTCACCGATTCGGTACATTCGCTTGTCTGGGTCCATGGTGTACAAGCCAAACGAGGTTGGTGCAAGTTCGCCGTAGTCCATCACTCCGTAGATTGGCCAAGATGGAGGAATTGGAAACGGATCGATCTCGATTTTTGCACGATTAAAGTTCGAGAAGAACTGTCCTGGGTATATATCCCAGTTACCGTCGAGATACGCCGAGCCAAGCTGTGGATCGTGTGCGACAAACCTCCGCAGTACCTTCACATAGTTTGGATCTGCCTGCATCAACGCGGGGTTGTCTTGCACTTTTGCGGGCAAGAATACATAGTCGTCGGGGTTCTCGTCTTCGTTATAATCCCGGTCAATCCACAGACGTTTGACCCAGAGGTGACCGATACCCCCAGGGTTTCCCGTAGCCCACATAACAGGGCTGATTCCTGGTTTCGAGGTACGATTCGACTGGGATAAGACGTGCCACATTGTTTCTGTAAACTGTGTAACCTCTTCCACTGCGACAAAGTCAAATTCTCGCCCCGCGTAATTGAAGATATCCTCTTCGTGTTGTGCGTGTCCGAATACAAGTTTACTTTCCTCAGGACCGGGTACAGTGAGTACACTTTCGTTCTTCGTGTACCAATCTCGCATGAATGGGAATTGCATAAACAACGGCAAAACGTGGTTGCCGTAGAGTTCCGGGTAAGTTCGCCGAATGAGCAGACCAACTGTTCCCGGAAACTCCGTGAGAAGTGCGAGCATTATCATCCGTGCTGCGTGACTCTTTCCTCCGCCCTTTGCTCCACCGTAAAACGGATATCGGTGGGTGCCACTTCGTATAACATCATATAGCCATCGCTGTTTGTCCTGCAATGCGATGTTGATGTCCCAAGTTGAGCCAGCAGTGGATTTCTTAGCCATCCGGGTTACCTCGTTGTGCGTTCATCAACCTTGTAACTCCGGTTGCTCGTTCCTCGGTGATGCCAATGAGCCGTTCGTCGAACGCGAGCTTGTCGATTTCCGCATGGACGCGTTGTGCGTTGGTGTCACATGCATCGAGTAGCCAAGCTGCCTCGTCGCTGAAGAGCCAGTCGAACACACTGTCGCCGGATAACCATTCTTTTTTATACTGGAGGATGCGATCCATTACGGTAAATGCGTTAAGGTCAAGTTCCTTGGCAATTCGCCATCTACTCCACCCAGCATCAGACATTTCCACCGCGAGCGGTACCCACTCCAATTCCTCCCTGTGCCAACGTCGCAGAAGTTGTACGCCTTCTTCCATCACACGGAGCATTAGATGCACGCAAAAGGCCATCTCGCGTTGTTCTGCAACAAGTTGTTCGGCTGGCGTCTGACGGGAGAATGTTTGGCTCGAGTAGTCACTTATGTTGGTGGTTAAGTCACTCTGTTTGACGTACTTCCTGAACGGGACTCCCACCCATCTGCGCATCCCGTTCGTTGTGTACTGATCCCCCTGGTAGTGCTTCATTTTCGCCCGTGGACGCGGAGTCGACGACTGTGACGTTTGCTTCGATTGGTCGGCCATTTGGATCCCCCGTTTTCGGAGTGTATTCGCTGATGTTGAGGTTAATCTGTACCCCTTGTGTTTGCTGTGTTTGCATCAGCTCTTTGGCCGTACCGAACATCTCAGTGCGTGCTTCCGCGAGCAACCTGCGACATTCTTCGTAGTCCCCGAGCGCGTCACGTTTTTTGTACAGTGCCTCGATGCGGCGTAGTCGTTCGACCTGATTTGCGATGGGTACTTCTGCGATCAGAGCGAGCCTATTCGTCTGAGCACTCGCAAAGAGTTTTTCGGCGGCAACTGTGGCAAGCTCCCGACGAACGAAAGCTGCACTGGTGTTGAACTTCTTTGCGATGTCCGTGATTTTGGCGCGCTCGTAGACGAGCATACTAATGGCAACCGCAAGGTCGATGGTGGTTTTTTTCGATAGTTGTGCATCAGGCATGGCTACGCCAACAGTCTTACGATGAGTTCGATCCAAACGCCGTCACCTGCCGCGCCTCCCGTGGTGGTTGCGACTATGTCGCCTGTGCCGCCGGAACTGCCTGGATCTGTGTGCAAGGCTTTAGCTGCGTCTGAGTCGAAGTTTTCCATCTTGTCGATGACGCATCCTGGAGGACACACCAGTATGAGATCGTCTGCTGTGTGTTCCCACTCAAGGAGCAATGTGACTCCGCCTGCAGCTATTTTGTATGCGATGATTTCCGACGAGGTTGGCGCGTTTACGCCGTCGTAGGTCAACGCAGACAAGTCTACGATGGCTTGGTCCGCTAGGTCGGAGGCATCCGCTACTCCGCCATACCTCACGTGGAGGATTGGACTGTTGGTTTCTTGGTACGTCACACTGTCGAGGGCCCAAGACATAGATACCTTCCAGAAATTGGTTTTAGTTGGACGTGGGCGTATGTCACTGTCACACAGTCCTGAGGGGGAACCGGGTGTATCCCTACGTGGTAGATCGTCGTACCAAACGCTAAGTCGTGTAAAAACAACACTTTACGTCAAGGTGACAACCTGGCACACACTACGTCGTACCTGGAGACAATTTGGCAGCTACGACGAAGTATCAAGTGTGTACAACGTCGTACCGTTCAATGTTGAACGATTTTTGCTGTGTGCTAACGTCTTGATTGTAAACAAGTTACGGCAAATTGGCGTAAGTGTGTGTTTTTACTGAAGTTACATCCTGGGTGACAAAATGGCATACGAGGTGCAAAATTTCCATATTTCTCAGAATTGAGACCCTTGTCTCATTGTTGCGAAACTACGATATATCGTAACAAGTATACCTTTGTTCACCAAATGGAAAAAACTTACACGCCTACACAAAAAAACTTGACACACAGCGAGCTATACCATATATTACTTGTAACCTCAAACAAGGAGAGTACAACATGGCAGCCACCAGACCAGAGCACGAGCGCAAACGGGAACAGTTCAATCGAGAGTGCGACGCAACAGCGAAAGCACATCAACAAGGAATGAACGATATGAAAACTGCTCGAACATACGCAGCCAGCCCAAGCAGCACAAGCACACGAAAGAATCGTATACGCAAGGACGCACAAGACTTGATCGCGATCAACAACCAGTTCGCTGATTATGTATTAGGAACAGTCTGGAGCGGTGGCAGCACAAGCTGGAACGACCCACGTAGCTCTACGTTGTTTGCAGTGACCATCAAAGACGGTAAGATTATACCGTAACATACGATCATAAGAGCAAAAAATCCCTTGTCTATGTTAGATGAGGGATTTTTTGTGTTCAATCAAAAACTATGAACAGCTGTGATATATTATTCATTTAGTGCATTTTACGTATTCAAGCTGTGCATAAAAAGCAGACACACCTCAAGCAAGTTAGCACACAACAACAAGCACACAGCGAGCAAGCGCGCCAAACACAGCTTCAAGGGCCGTCAACGGTTCCAGGGCCTATCTATAGCTCCAAAGGCCCAAAGGCCCAAATAGGGCCGTTCCAGCCCGCCTCAAGCCAGATCCGCATTTTCCCCATCCCCAAATTTCAACTTCCCACCCTCGAACCAAACCTGGCACCAAGGAGCCCAATTTACGACACGCCACTCTTTACCACGTAAATGTTCTAACCGCAGTCGTGTGCGCTCGTAAACGAGCCTATACTGGTTGCGTCCCTTGCCCTTGTACAATCGGCCTATACGGTCACTTGTCCACCCTCGCGCAATTGCCCACGCCCACACACTCGAACGCACAAACGCACAGTCTATACGCCGCTTTCGTGTATGGCCGATTGTAACACGCTTGTGTTTGTGTGGCATGGTTCAACGTCCATTTTCTTAATGTTGAACAATTGTGCGTAGACAAAAATAAACGACGCAACCTACACGCCGTTTACAATGCGAGTTGACAGTTCCGTACTACCCTATTTTAAGTTTGCCATCTACTATAGAAAGTTGTTTCCACGCACAACTTGCCACGCGTACCCATCCTGCGCTTGTTTTTAATTCTAAACGTACATTGCGTACACCAAATTTTAGCCTTTTTGTCTCTTGTATGGTGGTCTTTTTCAGGTGTCCCCATCTATCTTGTTTCCACCCATTAGCTTTCCCCCATGCAACTACATTTTCTTTGATTAGATGCACAGATAGTTTATGGTTCATTGTTCGCTCCGTTTGTTGTGTGTGTGTGTGCGTTGTTATTCGTTGTTAAAAAATTGCCCCGCTTCAATAGGTGCAAGCGGGGCAATCGTGTAACAGGTGCGAACCTACAAACCCAACTTTGCGCGCATCTCCGCCGTGTACTTTTCGGAGTACTCCGCGTTTTCTGGGTCGTTTCGCATGGCGTTGAATGTGTCCATAGCGCCAGCGTTGAACGCCTTTTCGAGCGTCCTCTTCCACGAGCCATAACCGGGACCAGATCCGCCACGAGCGGGGTCAATCGACAAGAACACGAGCGCGTTGTATCCCTTTGCTAAGCGTGTAGCAGCGTCCGGTACCGCCCCAACATCGACATTTAACGTCGCGCAAGCCTCACGCACATCAGCGTCAATTTCAGCACGCAGCTCTTCGGTCACGTCAACGCCGTCTGCAATCTCAACCCAAGGACTCTCGAAGTCGAGCAACGCTTTGCCCGACTTGTCTGTACGTCCGACATACGGCCTCGCGCTGATAGTGTGCGTCGCCTTTTCGATCAACGTCTGCATTTCGGCTTTCTTCGCCATCTTGTGCCAACCTTTCGTTGTGGTACGTTTTTGCGGTTCGCCGTGTGCGTCCCGCTATTGGTACTTTAAATTATACAAAAGTTTTTCTGCTATGTCAACTTCTACAACATGATTATTTTGCAATTTCTTCGCATATCTTTTTTGCCGTGTTCAATTCCTGTTTACATTCATACAGCATTTCAAGCAATTTAGAGTTTTTTGACATTCTCGCGTATTGTTCCACATCCTCAATAGATCGTTCCAAGCGGTCAACGTGACGCAGCGACATTTTACTCATTGCGTTTCCTTTCGTTGTAGTTCGTTATGGGTTACTTACAATCATACAAAAGTATTTATATTGTGTCAACCCCTACAACACGATTATTTTCATATACAGCAAAAAAACTTACACAAGCTCGCTTGCCTATACAATTATATTACACTTCATTTTCGACGCACAAACGTGATCGCCCGCAACCCATTGTAAAACTTGGACTTAGCGTATGAGCCGTTTAAATGTGTGCGTCAAACCCCCTCTAAGAAACATAAAAACGTGAACAGTAAATCATAACTCGTTTAAAAACAACAACTTAAAACTCTTCAACTTTTCATTGCTGCTGCGGGCGAGCCTGTGGAGCAGGTCCAGGGCAAAGAAGTGTAGTATATAATACATATATGTATATATATATGCTTAAACCCCCCTGCGCGCCTACTCACACCTACACCCCCGCATGAATTGTTAATAGTTGCACAGTTTTTAACTCGAATAAAAACAACAACTTACATTTTTTAACTGTTCATGTTAGCCGTGTTTTTTGTTTCCTACACTGAATAGCCCACGCCAAGTTGTTGTTTTTCAACAACTTATGAAGAATCACGACCTAACCCGTGTATTTACAACAACTTAACCTCAAACGCCAAAAAGCAATTTCACAGAAAATCCCTTGCATACAATAAACCCAATAAAAACAACAACTTACAAAGAAACAAACCTAAAGCCAACAAATACAACAACTTAAGGTGCAATCACCTTTTAACTCTTCACGAAACCCGCTCCAAAATCCAATAGTTTAACATTGAACCTTTCGACATTGAGACAAACAACTTTTCGTGAAGAGTTTCAATTTCGTGAAGAGTAATTTGACAAGCCCGGTATATAATGAACGCATAGCAATAGATGTGCCAAGCGCGCAAAAGCGCAAAGGAAAATTTTTCCCCTCTGCGACACCTTTGTCTCACCCATCGCCTAACTTATTGCCCACCAACAACTTACAACCCGGAAATCTTTTCCCTTGCCTATTTACCCCTCAATAGTTACCTTTAACTATAAGAAAAACAACAACTTAGCACACACATTGCCCTGCACAATTCCGAATCGTTCGGAAAATGTTTCTTGTGTGCTAAGTTGTTGTTCAAACTTGAACGTCCACAATTCACCACAAACAACGGAGCACACAATGCCAACATCCCGCACACAGCAACTAATCGACCACGCAATTTCCGACACACCGCGCATCGTACTCCAATTTCACCATCAAGACCAGTTTAACAACTACTACACAATTGAATATAACACACTTTCACGAGAGGAGACCGAATTGTACCTAAACGCACACGCCAGAAAATTCTACTTCGGATGGCATCGCCGACACGGCTACACCGCAATGCACAAGGACTAAAACCTGGAGTGAATGAAAAATGGACTCATTGGATAGACTTATCGCACGTGACCTCAACGAAACATTACGCGACCTCGACGAAACCTTGTCCAAAGCAACAACCGTACTCGAAGATGACTCCGGCATGGTTGCAGATGAACTGGTTGCAATCTCCGACCGACTGGAGACAACCGAAAGCGAATTAAACACCCTCACCGGACTTGTCGAATCCATCGTTGCACTCCTAACCAATGAATAAACGAGGAAAAAATGAACCGAATACATGATATTGAAACAGACACACATGGAATAGACAGCATTTCAATAGATCTCGAACAAATTGTATACATTGCCTACTTACCCAACCAAACAAAAGCCGAGATACACACAAACGGAAGTTCAACAATATTTCTCGACTCACACGATGTAATGCACATTGAACAGCTTTGGCTCGAATATCACAATGCACACAACGCGGAGATGTTCAGAAAATGAACAACCCAAAACGCACACAACGAACCCGTACACGAACATTCAACCTACGAATCAACGAAGACGGCGTCCTATGCACCGTTGACGAACTCATAGGTCTACGCGCAAACATAGACCGCGCACTGAGCCAATCCACCCGCAAAGAATATTCGTTGTCCACAACACACAACAACGTAGTTGCAATACAGGAGCTCGCGCTATGAACGTCGACAATCTTGAACTCACCACCAAACTCGACACCTCAACGCCAAAGACCAAACGCATCGCAATTGAATACCTCCACGGCAAACAACGCGAGATCGCAGACCTAATCCTCCACCTACAAGACGAACTCGACAAAGAAACTGGCCCACGATACGAAGTCGGCGAACGAGTCAAGTTCACCTACGACAAAACCCTAAACAAACTCGGTCGTGTACTCGACGTACGATTCGCCCACGGATGGGAGTATCGACTCGAATACAAAGGACTAAACGCAAAGCGAGCTTTATCGCACGCCTGGTTCCGCGAGGACGAAATTTGGCTCTCACTCGGAATACCCCGCGAACCAACGAAGGCACGCAAATCCCGTGAAACCGCCGAACAACGTCGCACCCGACAACTTCGAATCCTGGAGGCGTTTACAGCATGAACACAGGAGGACTATTTCTCCCAAGCCCGTACTGGGCTAAACTGAAACAAAAGGAGACACACACCATGCCCGATCCGCCCACTCGAAAGCTTCGCACAAGTGTCGACCTCGACAGCGACACCCACGCCAAGTTTATCCGCGCTGTCGAACGACGTGGCTCCACACGCGGCCTACGCGCTCACGTACTACGCACCCTCGTCGAAGTGTTCCTACTCACAGAACAAGGTTCCTACAACGAAGCCAACAACCTGTTACGGCGCATATGACACCAATTACTTTACACCCACCTGAAACACGCGCACGCCGTATCCTACGATACACCACCAACCTGATGTTCCTTTGTGCCGGAGTTGTCGCGGTATACCTCGTATTCACTCACGCACCGCGTATCTACTACAACTGGGCCATCAAACCATACGTAATTGAAACCATAGAGGAGTACACTCAGTGAACATCCTACTTACCAACTTCGCCATGACCGCACCAGGCGGCACCGAGCGATGGACGCAAACACTCGCAGCCGAATTCAAACAGCTCGGCCATACCGTCCATCTATGGACACCACATCCCGGCATCGAATCCGCAGCACTCGACGACATCTGCGTCCTCCACAAGCGTCCACCAACCACCCAGCGATTCGACATCTGCCTCATCAACCACAACAAATGCCTCCAATCCATCCACGGCAATCCCTCGCCAAAGATCTTCACCAGTCACGGACCACACAACACGCTTGAACTTCCCATCGAAGGAGCCGACGCATATGTGGCCATATCTGAAGAAGTTCAACAAGTCGTCAATGCCCACGGATTTCGCGCAACCGTGATCCGTAATCCAATCGCACCCGAATTCTTCGACGCACCTCCGCCATCTCCTTTCGTCAATTTTGTCCTGTACCTCACAAAAGGCAACTACCCGGACTTTGGCCTTACCCTCGGACAAGTGTGCGACAACCGTGGCTTTTACCTCGACATAATCCACTCCGAGCGGTATCCATCCTGTGCAGTGGCGCACCGCATGGCAGCAGCGGACATCGTGGTCACCATTGGCCGTGGCGTACTCGAAGCCCTCGCCAGTGGACGCAACATAATCGTCGCAGACGAGCGCACACCGAATGGCCCACTCGCTGATGGGTTTCTCCTACCGGAACACATACGCCCGTGGCGTAAACGCAACTTCGCGGGGCGCACATCCCACATCGAGCCATCCGCTGTCGATCTTAACTCCTGGTTCGATATGTACGACCCCGCACATTACGAACCATTCCACAAATACGCCCTCGACAACCACCATGCCTCCTCCATCGCAAAGAGCTACCTAAAGCTCGCAGAAAGGACAATCGCAAATGCCAGCTAAAGCAATTACCGCACAGAACGGTACCATAATCCCGTTGCACCAGATCCAGCGCGTATTCACCGACGCAGACGGAAACCTCCGCGCACAACTCATGGCCGGTGCAGAGATTATCATGGACCGCGAGTACGCCGCCGCCGCACACATCGTATGCGCGGAATTGCTCGTATCCTTCGCCCTATCCACCGTAATCCCACCGGAGACTTCCGACGATGACGAATCCGACAGCGATTCCGAGTGAACTCACACCCGATACACCACGCTACGTATTCTACAAAAACCAGGCCCGCGAGGTCGAGTGTGTCCAACCCAGTGCGTTGCCGCCACACGCACATCTATACAAGCTCCGTCCGCTTGTCGGCAGCACAGAAGTCGACCTCGTAGAACCGGACCTATGCGTACCACTCACCCAGGACGACGAACTCATCATCAAGGTCACAACCTCGTTGCAAGATATGACCGACGACGAACTACGAGCCGCCATGTCCGCCGCCGAAAAGATCAACGTCAAAGACGACCGAAAGATCACAACCGACGCGGCTACGCGCAAACGCAGCGAAAAGACCGCGCAAAAGAAAGTCAACGCACTCGCGATGGCAGCCGCCCTCGGCATAGACGTTACCGAATTGGAGAACAAGTGATGGCCGAACGCATTACCATCGAAGTTGCTCCGTTCGCAAACGCAACCGTCGACGACCTGCGACACGCAATCGCAGCAGCAGCCACAGCAGGCAACCAACTCGGACGACAAGGGAAAGAGGTCATCGCCATCGGCACCACGCAAGTCGGCTCCCGTCTCGACATAACCATCGAGTTCCAGACAATCTCACCGCTCGCCATACTCGGAGTAAATAACTAATGCAATGCAAAATAGACCACGACGCCCACGAACTCGTTCTCGACAACAGCTCGCTCGAACTACTACGATCCTGTCCACGAAAGTATCACGAGCGCATATGCCAAGGCCTCGTACGAAAACCAATCGTGCTCTACGGAGTAGAAGACGCACCGAATCCAGCCCTGCACTTCGGCTCCATCATGCACAACGCACTCGACACGCTCTACACAACCGGCTCGCTCGACCAAGCAATCGAAGTGTTTGCAGACAACTTCATCGAATCTCCCGACGAAAAGAAGCGTACCCTCGCACGGGGAGTCGAAGTCCTAAACGGATATGTCGACACACATGGCGAATTCCTACGTAACGGCTTCGACGCAGTTGTATGCGAAACCCCATTGCGAATGGAACTCGGCACCATTGTTGTCGCCAGCGCAACTTGGACTGTGATCTACCAAGGAAAGATCGACAAGATTTTCTACGAATCGGACTCCGAATGTTTTTGCCTCGACCACAAAACATCCACTTGGGCACCGGAGTTCCTGATCGACTCGTACTCAATTAGCCCGCAATTCTTTGGCTACATATACATGCTCCGACACGCACTCAATGTGCCCGTCTACAAGCTCGTAGTCGACCTGCTCGTCATGTGGCCAAAGCGCAACGACTTCATTTGGAAAAACGTCTACCTCGACGACGATGCCGAACGCGAATGGCTCGCAAATATCCTCCAGACCGCGCACACCGTCCTCACCTACGACGCAGCTGGTGTCTGGCCAATGCACGCACCACACGCCTGCTCAACCTGGAACCGTATGTGCCAATACAGCGACATATGCAACGCCAATGTATCCCAGGCACAACTGCTGCGTGACTCACTCTACAAACCCGCAGACTATGACCCGGAGAACTTTTGATGTCCGACGAGAACTGCACCTACCTCAATCGAGGAGATGGCTCAGCGAGATTCACCGACAGCATGGCCGATCTAACCGCAGAGATACGCTTCAACAACGTACACAACGACCTACAGCTCTGCGGCGCATACATGCGACTCATCCTCGCCTGGGCACGCAGCAGCGAACTCAGCTTCGAGCAAATGATAATCCTATTCGCTAACGAAGCGATGAACATGGGACCACCAGACCGTACGAGCCTCAACACAATGGACGAACTCCTCGAAGAAAGAGAGCCACCAAATGACGACGACCCCCTCGATCTTGATGTATGACAGCGAAATCATCGACATAGGACCACGTGAGATTTTACGCCGTCCAACCTCACTCACGGTCAGTGTTGTTTGCACATGGTCACCCACTGATGGCTTTCGCGATTGGTTCGAACCCGACACCGCCGCACTCGTCCAGTACATGCTCACATTCGACTACCTAATCGGTTTCAACACCATCAAGTTCGACAACCCGGTGATCTACCCCGGTCTCAATGAAGCTTACTCCGGCAAGTTTGTCGACATGTTCGCCGACATCCACGAAGCAACTGGGCGCATGTACGGACTCAAAGCCGTCACACAAGCCAACTGTGGCAGCACAACGGACGAGGAAGTCGACGGAGCAGCCGCACCCAAAATGTGGGCCTCCGGTAAACGCCTCGAAGTAATCCGTTATTGCCGCAACGACGTCGAGATGACCACCGCGCTTCTGCGACGAATGCTCAACAACAACCCACTCACACTACGAGACAAATACAACAACGTCAAACGACGCAACGTACCACTCCACGCACGAACCTCAACCACAAGGGAGCCGCTCGACTATGAAAGCATTCGACAGTGCATCGCCTCCGCCTAACACAGCCCGTACCATCATCAACTACGGACGACCAGGCACAGGCAAAACCCACAGTGTGGCAACACTACCTCCATGCGCCCGACCAATCGTAATGTTGGACATAGACAAAAAGTCCGACACGTTGCACAACCTACTACCGGATGGCGACTTGCTCATCTATCGTTTCGACGAGTTCGTAACCGAAGGCACAAGGAACCCACGTACCCGGAGTGTGCTCTACGAACAGGTAAAGGACTGTATCCTCGGCCTCAAAGGTGCACACCCAGATGTACGTACAGTGGTGCTCGACAGTGCAACCACCCTCACCAGTGGCGTAATGCTCGCAGCGAGGGACCATTTCGGTCGGCCAGATATGTCCAAGAGCGAATGGGACGACTACAACATAACCCTCAACCTGGTTACGAAGGTAGTAGTCGTGCTCAAGGCTATCGGCTGTAACGTCATCATTAACGCCCATGAGGACACAACGGTCGATCTCGAAGGGACAAAGTCCGGTGCACCCGCGTTTTACGGCAAACTCGCCACAATTGTACCAGGCCATATGCAAGAACTGGTGCACTCCCGCATACAAAACTCTCGCAACGGTAACACCTACGTGTGGGAAACCAAAGCTGGTCCGTTCTTTGACGCGAGAACCACGTTGGATTTGCCCGCAAGCGTGCCACAAGACTACAGCGTATTCTTTCCACAGGAGACCACCGATGGATGAATCCAATGCAGATGTCGTCATCAATATGTCCTCCGACGATGCAGCCGCAATGCGTGAGCGACTCGAACGTCACCCGGCATTTGCCCTGCACGAACTTACTGAATCCCTCGTCAATGAAATTTTCGTAGGGTTCGCAATGGGCATGTACTTGGAGCACAAAGACCACAACGCAACGCTCCGGCAGCAGTTGCTGCGTGTCTACAAGTACCTAATCTTCACCGATCCGGCCCGTATAGTCGGCAAAAACGAACCCAAACAATCCGAGATAGGAGGCTACCAAAAACGTGACTGGAAAACCATCGAAGCAAGCCAAAAGCGTGCAGCCGAAGAGCGAGAACGCGCCGAAAGTTCCATCCACTTACCGACGGACTGACGCAAACCCGTTCGTTCACGTCGACTCGCTCGACAACAAACAGGTTTTCGCAAATCCTGCTCGCTTCGACTACATCGAAGTCGACGAAACCGACCGAATAGTATTTTTCATCAAACAGTATTCCGCAGGGATATACTCACATATGTCCTTGTCCTTTTCCACTCAGCCCGAAGCATTTAAGGACATGCTCGGTTACCTGGGCTACGCGCCCACACGTATCGAACAACTCACGAAGCCAACAACCACACCTACGAGAGGAAACTAATCTCATGACCAACGAAGCCTACCCCACGCAGATCGATTTCGGCACCTTCGAAGAGGAACTGGAAGATCTCGACCGCACCATACCTGCTGGCACTTACGACATGGAATTCGCCAAGTATTCCTACCGTGACTCCAAGGCGGGCAACCCCCGCGTTATCTTGACTTTCCAGATCATCGGCGAAGAGGACCCGAAGGTCAACGGCGCACGGATTTTCCACAACATCGGCTTCTCCCGCGACGACGTGTTCTTCATGCGGGCAATCCTCGCTCTCGCCAAAGACGATGCGCCCAAGTTGCACCTCGACCTGGACGACATCCGCAACGGGCGTAGCGGTAACTACGAAGGAGGCCAGATGGGACTCAGCGACATGTACAAGCGTGTCGTAACCGGAGTTGTTGTCGTACGTACCGTGGATGGCATCGACCGCAACAATATCCAAGAATTCGAAGACCTCAAGCGTAGCTAAGTCACTTGGTGCAGCGTAGGTGGGCCGTGATTCAACGCTCAGGGAGATTGATAGCCGCCTACGTTGTACCTTCATCGGAGGCACAGGTGTTTCAAGGACTGCACCCATGTCTCCCGTAGCGAGGTAACGTGTGCCGTCAAGCGATGCTTCACAAATAGTGGAGGGGGACATCGTGGGCCGCGTTACCTCGTTGCACCAATGTTCAGAAAGTGAACAGCCAAATGCCACGTGAACCGCTACCCGACGTACCTTGTCCTCACTGTTCGGCCATCATGGGCCGATACTTTGAAGGCTCCCGACTGTTTTGTACCCCCTGCCACGTTGTCTACACCCCAGTAGAAATCACTATCGAAACATACAAACTTCTCAGTGAAAAGAGTATTCGTACGAGATGGTACCACCACACAAAACGCCCGGAGATGTGGGATGAAAGTAAACGCGAACGATATCAAAATCCTTCCAAACCGCCAACGCACGGAATACAATGACTTCGACACAACGATTGGCCGCGCGTCCGATCTCGACGCCCTCAAAGCTATGGCTGACCACGACACTCGCATCCCCGCTTTGGTATCCCTTATGGACTCCATTGTTGAACATGGACTTATCGAAGACATCGTTGTGGACACCAAACTCGTACTCATTGCCGGGGAACGACGCACTCGCGCATGCCAACTCCTTGGCCGCATGGTTAATGCTAAATACCTAACCATTGAAGCAAAACAAAAGGAACCCCGAGATGACTTCGACCGATGGGGAATCGAACTTCACGAAAATATCGAACGAGATGCTCTTACAAAACCAGAGAGAGCGGTTGCGGTGGCGGAATATCATCGCCTCCGCCAGTTGCGTACAGCCAAAACCACCACTGCTGACGAAAAACCCGCACGGCATGGCGTACGCGACACAGCCAAAGAGCTGGGTATGTCCGTTGGTAATGTTAGCGAAATGCAAAAGATCGCTAAGATTCTGGCACTTGCGCCACATCTCCGTTCTGAGACCAGCTATAAATCTATTGCAGATCGATTCCGCAGGGAGGTAATAAATGCGATCCGAGCAGAGCAAGCACGACGCTCGTCTACAAGAGCTGCGACAAGTCTTCAACTCTGCGATACACTTTTTATTAACGCAGATGGACCTGAGTACCTTCGAGGACTTGAACCAGACACAGTCGATTTCGTCTTTGCTGATGGGCCGTATGGCATCTCCGTCGACGCTACCGGAGGCTTTCGAACTCAAGGAGATACCAAACAATGGGACGATTCTCTTGAAGCTGCAACCGAGTTCTATCATCGGCTTGTGGGAAGTATCTCTCATGCATTACGTCCCGGTCGACACGCCCTCATCATGTGCGGGTGGGAACTCTGTCGATACATCAAACGACTCTGCGAACCCACCGACCTTACCTTCGACACCACTCTCCTCTACTGGGACAAAGTAACAGCCGTCGCCTCCAAAGTACCCGCTTACAAAGGAGATGCCCAAATTGAAGAGATCATCCACCTCTACAAAGGCTCGCCGACATTTCCAGCGTCCATCGGCAGGAATCTTCTGCGCTTTACTCGATTGCAAAAACAGGCGTACCCGACGCAAAAACCACCAGCGTTGCTTGAACATTTGGTGCGAAAATTCACACATCCAGGTGAACTCATTGTCGATCCCTGCTGCGGCAGCGGTGGACTCGTTACAACCGCACTACACGCGAAACGGAGGGCAATAGGATGCGACACAAATGCGAAAGCAATCGAACTGGCAAAACAGCTGTACCTGGACGCCGAGCAGCAAGGATCCGATCTGTCCGATTCGACGAACGAGCCCAAAAAGTAACCATCTACACGGGGCGCGGACGGATACAGGTGTTCGGTTGTGTGGGGGACGAGGGCAAAGACATTAAGATCGAATTACGTCGACACAAAACATCATTCGTTGATGCGCTTGGTGAGTTTGGTTTGCCGTCGAACATCTACAATGTATATCTAAAGTATCGTACAAAATTCGAAGCGATGCGTAACGCAGGTGCAAGTATCGAAATCCACGATCCAGACCCCACAGCGGAGGCACAGTCATGAAAGAACAATACACCCGAGAGACCTGGCCACGGCGTGATTGGCCCAACTTCACCTTCGACGAGTTCGCCTGTTCCTGTTGCGATGAGTGTTGGGTAGATCCTCACTTCATGAATCGCCTCCAGCTGCTGCGTTTCATGATCGACACCGGCCTATCCGTGACCAGTGGATACCGTTGCTCGGAACACCCAGACGAAATCGACAAAGACACACCACCTGGATCACACCACAGGGGGCGTGCTTGCGATATTGCTGCAACTGGCGGTGCAATGAGGTTCTTAACCATCCGCTTCGCGATCCAACTTGGATTCACTGGTATAGGAGTACACAAAACATTCGTCCACCTCGACGACATGGCCAGCCACGAATTCCACGAAGTACGCCCCGTAGTGTGGACATATTGACATGAACTGGCTCGACGCTGCAACGGCTTCACCAATCAAAATGGCCGCACGGAATGAAGGACCAACCTGGTATCATTGCACAATCGACGGTGCTGTTGTGTGCCGCAGCGAAGAAGGCAAACGAAGAAAGATGCCCTCCACGTACGCGGACAAACACACCGATTGGGTTTCATGCTTTGTGCGTAGGGGATACGCAACGTAGCTGTTTTTAACGAGGAGGCGTGATGAGCGATTGCACAGACAAAAAAGAGGAGCGTATCACCACACTGGAGAGCGAGGTGGAGCATCTTGTTGACCTCATCAAAGCATTAGTGCGGGTGCGTCATAACGGTGTAGGGGGTAGAGACTTTCCTGCCTTTATTGACCCAGATGGTTGGCTGAAAGAATACGAGAATGAAGTACTAGAAATTGCCAAGCGTAAGAGCGACAAAGGGGTGCAGGTAGTAGAAGACTTCACCAATGAAGTACTGGACAGCCTATCTGGCGAGTGTGCTGTGTGTGCGCCAGACCACACCTGTGGTGGATTCGGCAAGTGCGATTGCGCGGATACACTCGCCAGATATAATTTCCATTCTGAATTTATCGGCAAAAACGCCGCTAAAATCAGAAGATTGGAGGAGCAAGTAGAAAAACTACAGTTGCATGAGCGAGACCAACTGCACTGCGATGAACAATCCTATGAAGAGTGCAATAAAAGAATAGACAACGTGCATGAAGATCTCAATTCACGTATCGCGGAACTGGAACAGCGGTTGTCGCAAAAAGGCGTACCGGACGGTATGAAGTTTACAAGAGGCGGCACGGCGCGTGGAACATTCACCGACGCAGCAGAGAAGGTAAACTGGCTACTGGCGCAGTTCCGCAAAGAGGAGGAGTAGATGGGTAGGCGAATAACACAACGCATCCACATCTGCGCCATCTGTGATAGGACACCGGACGATGGAGAGTACATGTGGGAGATGAATGGAGAGTATTGGTGTGTGGAGTGCATTGAGAAAGATGACGTAGAACCAGAAACATTATGGGGTATAGGTATTGATAAAGCACAGCAAGGAGGTGAGTGATGGAAATATTCGGCCTACTTAAAGTAGGCAACGAGTCGCATATACTCGACGACACACTAAACATATGGAAACCAGTCTGCACAGGAGGTATATTCATATACGGTGACAACTGTGACATACATACACAACTCGTATGCCGTTA